GTGCGGTGCAATGCCTAGCGATGCATTGTTTGGCGATGTGATGCCCTGTAATGCCTAGCGCTGTAATGCAATGTTAATGTTGTTTAACTTTTCATAGGAGAAAAGATATGTCTGAAGTAACTGTAAAAGTAACGATAGAAGGTGTTACCCCTATCCTCATGCACAGGTTTACTGAGGAGAACGAGGTTAAAGTAAGTAGTGGTATTTCTGCTGTTTCAGTAGGGGATAAAGGAACCCCGCGAGAACAAGCAGAAAAAAAGTTATACAAAAATGATAAAGGCGAATTGTACCTTCCCGGCCCTAACATTTTTGCATGTATTATTGCCGCTGGTAAATTTCACAAAAACGGCAAGAGCAAAGTAACGACAGTCAAATCTTCACTCGTTCCCGCCGGAATGGGTATTCTTGATCTTGTTTGCCCATTCGGTACAAAAGAGTTTGAGGTTGACAGTCGTTCCGTAGTCATCCCCGCCACCGGCGGAAGGATAATGGCACACAGACCACGTTTAGATAAATGGTCGTTGACTTTTCGATTGGCGATTGATACTGATATGTTTGCCGAAACCTTTGCCAGAAAATTAGTAGATGACGCTGGTAAGAGAATAGGACTGGGTGATTTCAGACCAGATCGTAAAGGTATATTCGGTAAATTCGTTGTTACTAAATGGAAAAGCGAGGCAGCCCATGCGTAGAAAACTAATCGTGGGTAGCCCTCAAGCAATGGAGCGTGAACCTCCACTCGATGAAGAAGAAGATTTATTTACAGACGTACCTTTACTCCATGACGGAAACGTAGTACCATTTTGTATGCCCATACACCGTCTGCGTTGTGACAATGCAGAATGTTGGTGTAACAACCCAAGTTATAGGAGAAGCCAATGAATTGGATTAGTTAAAATAGGCTAGCATCCTACTGCCAAGCGGCGTGTTGTCCCGAGCGCCTCGCATACCGGACGGATCGGGACACTTTCTTTTAATCCTTTCTTTAAGGAGAACATTATGTACCAAGGTAATACCAGCGGTTATTCAACCGAAGAGAAGTTAGATAATCTAAAACTTCAGGTAAATAGGATTGCCTCCCGCAAGATTGACATTGTGCAAGAGGTAGGCAAAGTTCAGGTCGAAGACAACGGTAAGATTATCCGTGTAAAAGAATCGGGTCTTAAAGACTACGATGATCCTTCTGACTTCGCACTTCACGGCAAGCCTATGACGATTGGGAAAATAAGCCCCACGGCGCTTAAGAACATTGGTAACTGGTGCCATCTTTCCCCGTATTATTCTGAGTATATTAAAGATCAGCATGCCGAGGAGTTGTTTGCTAAGAACTTCAACTACTGGTTCCAACACAAGCAACTGGAGAAGTTACAGAACCGTAGGATGTTTAGGTTCTTAGCACCCCCCTCATACAGCGGCACTGCCGGGGAAATCGGAACGCTTCGTTCGATGCACTCTGATCTGTTCCGCCGAATGGACAACGAGGTTCTTTTGAAGGCTCTCGATCCTTTAATGGAGGAATACCCTGATCTGGAAGTAGCATCGGCAAACGTGAACGAGGATTACTTCAACCTGAAACTTCTCTTTCCTGAAGGTGAAGGAATGGAAGGAGAAATTAAACCGGGCGATCAAGTCCGTGGTGGGTTTCGTTTGAGAAACTCAGAGGTTGGACTGTCCTATCTTTTGATAGACTTTCTCGTCCTGCGGTTAATCTGCAAGAACGGGATGGTAGGTTATGAGTACGAGCACGGAGTCAAACGCCGACATGGTGGCAAGAGATTGCCCATAGGCGTTCAACCTCAGTTTGGACAGGACGATGAAGCGTGGGATTGGGTGGAAGACTTCAACGATGATGTAGCAACGATGATTGAAGAGTGTTCGAATAAGGAAAACTTCCGACTCCACCTTGGCAAGATGAGAGATGCCACCGGTGGTAAGCATGTGAGGTTCCTGAATCGTATATCTGAAGAGAACCCAGTCATCCCATCTGTTGACTTGCTCGGTAAGCAGTTCGGCCTATCGTCTAGTGATAAGAAGAACATCTCTTCTAATTTCATTAGCGCTAGGGATTATTCAAAGTGGGGATTCGTAAATGCCATCACTGAGGCGGCAAACGATTCCACCAATTACGAGTCCGCAACGAACCTAGAGGAACTAGGGGGGAGGGTGTTAAGTTTCCCCGAGTATCGCTGGCTTCCGTTTGTGGAGGCAGAGTATAAAGAAGCAGCCTGAGTCATGCAGTACGACTCAGATCAAGTACCTTCTCTTTTTAAGTCTATTAAGTGGCGCGCATTAACCGTCAATCTTGACATTGGTGGCGGAGCGAGAGAGGATGCTACTTTGTACTTGGCTGAGAAAGGCGTTAAGAATGTGGTCTACGATCCCAACGCCCGGAGTGCGGAGCATAACTATGAAGCCATCACAGGTGTGATGCGGATTGGTGGCTCCCACTCCGTTACTCTGGCAAACGTGCTTAACTTAATCCCTACGTGGAAGGACAGGGATGCAATTCTGTACTACAGCAAGTTCCTCGCCAGAAGTAATGCCCCGATTTATATCGGAGTCTTCGAAGGAAATAAATCTGGGAGAGGGAGTATGACCGACAAAGGGTGGCAAGCAAATCTGGAACTATCGGAATATAGAAGTGCTATATCCAATCGCTTCAAGATTATCGCTGTCACTGAAACCATGATAACTGCTGTGAAGGATTAAATGGTTATCAAGACTGGAGACATTATATGAATTGGATTTCTTTCCTAACTAACCCCACTTTCTGGCTCGCTGTCACAGTGAGTATCATTGTGTCAGTGTTATTGTTCGGTGGCTAGTCGTAACCGGAAGCCGGACAATGGGTATGTGGGACTTGCCATATTCCCATGTGACGAGTGCGATCACGAATTTTATTGTGGTAAGCATGGTAAAACTTGCGCTCCACTTCGGCACTGGGAAAATTATGGAACAGTGCTAAAGAAAGGCGGCGTTAGGGTTCCACAAGTTCCCGACAAAGACGTAGAATAGTCCTCCTTAAGCCTTGTCGGTGACGGCTTCGTCCGCGCCTCAAGGCTATTTGCCCCCCCTCCTCGGGGGGGCGTTTTTTTTTGTGTCTAAAATCCTCTTACCTACGGTATCCCATCCCCGCCTGTATGCCTTCTTTTTATCCTCGTTCTTCCCGTACATCTTATCCAACTTCTTTTCGTCGGGCCTCATGATTCGTGAATCGTAATTCATGAATCTTACCGCTCGTACAATTTCGCTTCCCAATCATCGTCTTCTTGATCCACGGTAATGGGCTCAGGTTCGATCACGCCACGACGCCGCGCAAGTCTACGATCTTTGGACGAGTAGTACCTCTGTCTCTCGTCAATGTCCAAGGTTCGCATCCATTGTTGAATCGCGTTCCCCTCGTCTCCCTCGTAAAAACTTTCTTTGCGATATCTTCCCATTTCTTTTTCTAAACCCTCTGTTCGCATTATAACATATTGGGGGGTATAAAGCGCAACAGCATATTTATTTTGATGACAGTATTTTCAGAAAGGGGCCGATTGGTTGGTTTGAACTGACAGTTCACAAGCGCTTCCCCAGTTGGTACCCAATTTCGTACTCAAACACATCCAAAATCCCCAATATCTCCCTTCTAAACCTATCCCTCCATTGTCTCCGCCATCCCCACGGACTGAGACCCATAAACCTAGCACGAAATTTTTCTGTACGTTTCAAGGCACCTGACCCATCACAACTAAAGCAATCTATTCTGGTATATCCTGTAGAGACATATCCCTTCCCATTACATTTCCTGCAAAGGTCACTCATTGTAGATTCCTTTACGGCCAGTTCCGAAAGCCTCACAATAAAGGCTTCGCTGGTATGATTTTTGTCCTTGCTTTTCCATCCCTTAGCATTTGCCATCTTGTGAACCTCCCAGTAAACATATCGCCATACATCTTCGTAGTATCGTTCCTCTCCCACATATTTTAACCTAGCATACTTTGATACGATATCATCCATCCCGGCTAGGGCAAAGCACATATCCTCCCACGATCTGCGGGGGTTCAGCCATATGCCGGACGACTGGGCCGTTAAAGACTTAAAGTTCTCCTTCGATCTCTTCCTCAAAATAAATCCCCATGAATATTTCTTTTGTTGGTTCTTTTGGTAGAATTAGTTCGATCTCGCCAGTGTGCACATACTCTTCGAACTGCTCACACGCCACCTCATGGACAGCGCACGTATGATAATTCTCGCATCCGCGACAGGGAGTACCGCCCTTCCGCATCATTTTCTGCCATAATATATTAGTGGGCAACAACTCCACCTAACAGTCTTACAGGCCATACACTCGCTAGGAATTTAATGCCATCCCCAGACGTTACCATTCCTGTGGTGAAACGATAAACTTTCCATCCATCACTGGCGGCAAGGTTATATTTACGGCAGTCATTTTCAAACCCTGTGCCAGTCGAGTGTCTACCTCCAACCCACGTTCCCCCCTCAATTTCAACAGCAATACTGACAGAGGGCCATGCGAAATCAAACCTGAATCTCCTGCCCGGGAGAAACATGTGCTCCTCCTCCCAGTCAGGAAATCCATGCTCTGTCAGTTGTGCTGAAAACATCTCTTCGCCCTTACTCCGGGACATACCCTACCTTCAGTTGCTCTTTGGTAGGCTCAACCAGTCTCGGAACTTCAGTCCTTCTGCCCTCTTTAAACGAAAACGGCGCTCCACTAAACCAGAGCGGAAGGGTGGGGTGGTCCGGATCATACCTATTCTTGACGCATTGAAGGAAACCATCTGGCTTCCTCAACCACTCCTCATCATCTGGATCAGTATACAACTTCTCCTGCTTTTTAACGTCCTTCCAAATCAGAAAAGCGTAGTCAGCCATATCGGTGATTTCTCCGCTTCCCTTGACGTCCATCTTATCGCCCATTCTGGATTCTGATTCACTTTTCCTCATGTGAGACACCAGATGAATGTGTAGGAGGGTGCTTCTCGCCGTCTCTTTTAGCATTCTCACAAAATTCTTCTGAGCCAGATTCAAGTTGGACTTATCCGTCTGCAAATCGACCATCATAAGGGAGTCTATCACCAAATGAGTGAATCCATTGTCTGCGGCCCATCGAGACAGAGCGATAATCTCCATCACTCTTACGTGCTCTTCCTTGCCATAGATGAAGACCTTCCCTTCAAGATAGTCCATGATGTAACTCGCGGCTTCAACGGTTGGATCACCAACCCCGAGGGCTTGTTTTACCATTCGCTCTATCTGAACGTGGAAAGCCATCTCTGGAGACCAGAACAGAACCTTCTCAGGTTTGTCTGTAAATTTACCTGCGGCCCACCAGAGACAGAACTGTTGGACAAGAGCAGATTTACCATGCCCATTAACGCCAGCCCAGACCGAAAGGGTTCCCGGTATGATTCTGAAATCGGTTGTCTTCAGACAGGGAAGTCTGCAACCGTACTTGTTGTTGCGATTCTCGATCCACTCTAGAGTTTCTTCCCTAAAGTTGTTGGGAGAGAAAACATGACCTTCAACATCTGCGGCGGTCATATAGCCTTCGAGATCAGGAGTTATAAGTTTCATCAGTCTTCCTCATATTGGGTGAATGAATCGCCACTATAGTCGATCCATCTTTCCTGTGCAAGAAACTTTTTCGCTCCCGGAACATACTTTCCGGATTCTGATGTCCAGTCCGAAGTTTCGGCATGATCCCGAACGCACCTGATGATTTCATCAGAGGCACTTTCGAAGCCGCCCTCGTCCCAAAGTTCTTTCAGTTCTTTTCTGAAGCCAAGCCTATGGCGTGGGTATATCTGGCAGAATTTCTCAAACCCTTTTTGAGGTATATTGTTTTTTTCTTTTAAAGATTCTTTTAATGCTACTACTGTAGTAGGCTCTGACTCTACTTCTGTAGTAGGGTGTGGTATATAACCAACAAGTCTGTAGACATTCGTATCTCGATATCTTTGTTCGCGCTCTAAGGTTCCAAACTTCACCATTTCGGAAACCACTCTACTGCAGGTGGTAACGGCATGACCGCTTCTCTCCGCTATCTCCCGAAGGCTCGGGAAGTAGGGTTGTGGACAACTCAGGATGGCCCCCAGAACTCGGAGATGCGCGGCCTTATGGCGATGATCCCTCAAAATATACACAGGAATCTGAGCCCAGAATTTACCTTTGTCCACGGCGTCTCCCATTCCACTTTGCCATCATGGCCTGAGCGGCTTGCTTGGTTGCCAAATCATAGGCTTCCTTCCACTCGCGACCTTTGGTTGGTGAAAAGGGATTATACCACCACTGACACCACTCGGGTAAAGTGTCCACGTATACCTGCCCACAATGAGGGCAACTTTCTATAGTGCTAGACTCGACCATTGGATGAACCGATAGATGTTCTTCTTCCCTTCCACTCTAACCTCAAGATTGATCTTTTCCCGGAGACGCATAATGGCGCGCCTGACAGAGCGTGGATTCAGAGAGGACAATACGGCCAACTCTCTTATCCGCAAATCGACATTCCCATTCTCGTCGATCTTGAAGGCCATTGCTAATGCCACGATCTTCTCTGTCGGGGTCAGGCTTTGTGCCCTTAAGAGCACCGTCAATAGGTATTCCCTTTTCTCCGAAAATGACAGCATGGACTCAGTATAAACGAATTGACACCAAAGTGCAACCTCCTGTATAATGCACCAGTGAAGTCAAAATATCTGGATTGGATAAGGAAACAACCATGCTGGGGATGTGGAAAATACGAATCAGAAGGACACCATGTTCGAATGGATACGGGGATGGCTCAGAAGCCTCTCGATCTCCATGCTATCCCGGTATGCCGGACTTGCCATCAGATGTGCCACTCGCTAGAATATAGCAAAGAGGATCAACTGGCATGGCTGTACAAGACACAAAGAAGGGCAACGCTCGACGGGCTTATAAAATGGTAGCCCTCGTCACGCTATGGGTAGATGAAGGTCCAGAGCATGAGTCCATGTCTAAAATTGCCAAGCAAATTGTATCGCATGAATTTGCTGAACTTTTTGATGGCGCGGGATTCAAACTTGGAGACACTGGATATGCTTTCGAAACAGCGATCAACTCAATCGAATTTGTGGAGAAAAAAGAACTCCACTGATTCATGAATTACGATTCACGAACATGATGAAGCGATGGATACTGCGCGATAAGCGCATCCGAGATTTTTGCTCGGGGTACATTAAAGATCAGTCGGTTGATAAAGATCAGCCGCTTGAGGTGATCATGCGTCCTTATAATAAGAATCGCTCGCTGGAACAGAATGGCATGTTCCATGCATGGTGTGGTACCATAGCCAACCAGACAGGGCACAGCAAAGGAGAGATCAAAGAGATCATTATAGAATCTGTTTTTGGCGCAGAAGATTATCTTAATCTAAAGGGCGAGAAACGCAGTAGGCTTCGATCAACATCGGATATGAACATAAGCGAAATGTCCGAACTGATTGAAAGAGCAGTTCAACTTGGTATAGAATTAGGGGCAGACGTCCCGGAGGTGACACATGAGTAATGGACATTCAGCAGAAGCAATTGAAGCAACAAACCCGTTCAGCGGAGACTTGCGTGGGCCAGATGGTCCCAGCGTTCCACAAAACGCGGGATGGGAACAGCAGGAACAAAACGAACGTCACCGTCAAGAAGAGGAGTGGCAAAAGAATGACGATCCAGAGGTGAAGAGGCCGAAGATTTCACGAGGTGAATTCTTGAATGAACTGGTAAGGAAAAATGGCCTGATCAAAGAGGAAGACATTTTCGCCCTTCCGGTGGGTGGAAAGACGGTCAACATCATCACTCGAACTGGCATTGAAAAGATTCAGTATCAAAACAGAATCTTTGTTACCTTCGAGGATAAGAAGTTAGAGAAAGATTTTGCTGTCATCAAAGCGTTCGCCACTATGGAAGGGAGGTACGAACCCGTAAAGGTTGAAACGTATGGAACCGCTTTGTTTGGAAAGAAGCCTGTTGGCAATACTACCTTCACCTACATCTGCGAAATGGCAGAGAAGAGGGCGCTTGCTAGGGCCGTCCTTAAAATATGCGGCGCGTACCGCTATGGAGTCTATGCGGAAGACGAGTCGGAGGACTTCAGGAAAAAGGGATGAGCCACTGGTACGACAAAGAAGGTAATCCCCGCTACGAGGTAGAAGGGAAGAACGGGATGCGTGCATCCACGCTGAGGGATGCACGAAAGCATGGTTGGGTGCCATCTGTTTCCACCATATGGAATGATGTGGTTGCAAGACCCATGCTGTCCAAATGGATTCAGGGAGAACTTATGCAAGCCCTGTGGACAGAGGCTCACTCTGCCGACAACCTGAATAGAGGCGGTGGCTTTCCAGAGTTTGAAAAGTTAGCCAGAAGCAGGTTTAATAAAAAGCAACAGGAAGTCATGGGAAGGGGCACCTTAATCCATGATCACTTGGATAAATATTTTTCTGGGCAGGATACCCCGAGAGAGCATATGTTCCTCTGCGAAAACGTATCCAGAGTGCTGGAGGTTCGCTGTGGAAACGGTAATTGGATATCTGAAAAATCGTTTGCTCATCCGTCTGGATATGGTGGAAAAGTTGATTTACATAACGACGAATGGGTGGTAGACTTCAAGACCAAAGAATTTCCCGAGAAGCCGGACGTAAAGAAAATGGTGTATGACGATTATGGAACTCAACTCGCCGCCTATGGTCAAGGCTTGGGCGGAGGAAGACGGCTCCTCAACTTATTCATAGATGTTAAAAGTGATAACATCCTTGAGTGGGAACACACAGACGCGGAGCGATTTAGGAAGATGTTCACTCACGCTCTCGATCTGTGGAAATTAATCAAGAAGTACAACCCTGAATGGCATGACAGGAGGATCATGTAATATGAATTTAAACAAAGCCATATTAATCGGTAGAGTTGGGCAAGCGCCCACTGTCCGGGAAACTGCGAAAGGGAAAGTATGCAATATCTCTCTCGCAACTAACAGCGGATGGGGGGATAATCAGACCACTGACTGGCATAAGATTACTTTCTTTGACAAACTCGCACTGACTGTGGAAGAGTATGTATCTAAGGGTCAGGAGTTATACGTCGAAGGTAGAATCCAATACCGGAAGTGGACTGACAAGGATGGTGTAGAAAAGTACGGAACTGACATCATCGCAAGCAGGATGGAAATGGGTTCTCGCGCTGGAGGCGCAGCCCGTGAGAGTGCTTCTGTAACAAGCGACAAGGATGAGTCGCTTCCATTCTAGTGAGAGCGGGGGGCTTCGGCCCCCCAATCTTTCTTGGCAGAAGGATGAAGAGCAGGTCTTCAGGATATACCATCTGGCTCGTCACTTATGGCCCATACGGCTAGAACACACGCCAAAAGGGGGCATTCCGTGGGAGGAGTGGTTCCAGAAGCACACTGCAATGACTCTGGATGAATTTGCCAAGTGGTCTAATGAGCAGGGCTTAAGAGAGAAATTCAAAAACTGGGCACATGCAAAGCACAGAATAATGGTAACCGAAAAAGAGAAACTTATAGGAAGGGAAGGATGATTTCAGAATATCAGAAGGTTATCCACAAGAGCCGGTACGCTAGGTATCTGGACTCGAAAGGACGCAGAGAGACATGGGAAGAAACCGTTACGCGCTACTGCAGTTTTATGGGAACCCTTGTTTGGGACGCAATAGGGGAATGGCCTACTGAACTAACAGATGCCATCCTCGATATGGAGGTAATGCCTTCTATGAGAGCCCTTATGACAGCCGATCCTGAAACCGGAAGCGGAGCCTTAACAAGGGATAACATGGCGGGATACAACTGCGCTTACATTGCCGTGGATCATATTCGCGTCTTTGATGAATGTCTATACGTTCTTTTGTGCGGAACCGGAGTCGGCTTTAGCGTAGAGAGGCAGTTCATAAATAAACTTCCTGAAATAGCGGAAGAGTTTCACGATACCGACACTACCATCGTAGTTTCTGACAGCAAGATAGGATGGGCGAAGGCTCTCCGCGAACTGGTGAGTCTTCTATATCAGGGAATGACCCCTAAGATAGATTGCAGTAGGGTCAGACCATCTGGCGCTAGACTAAAAACCTTCGGCGGTAGGGCGTCCGGGCCAGAACCTCTGGAAAGATTGTTCGCTCACTATGCCGCCACTTTCAAGGGTGCGTCAGGTAGAAAACTAAACAGCATGGAATGCCATGACCTGATGTGTTGGAACGGCCAGAGCGTAGTAGTGGGAGGGGTACGCAGAGCGGCCTTAATCAGTCTTAGCAACCTCACGGACGAGCGTATGAGACATGCGAAGTCTGGACAGTGGTGGCTTGAAAACCCGCAACGCGCTCTCGCCAATAACAGCGTATGCTATACAGAGAAGCCAGACATAGGAATCTTCATGCGTGAATGGATAGCCCTTTACGAATCCCGCAGTGGAGAGAGGGGTATTTTCAATCGAGAGGCAGTTAAAAAGTTAATGCCAGAGAGAAGAGACCATGACCATGAGTTCGCTTGCAACCCTTGCAGTGAAATAAATTTGCGGAGCGCCGGTTGTTGTAACCTTACAGAATGTGTGCTTAGGCCCTCTGACAAAATAGAAGACATAGAAAGAAAGATAAGACAGGCTACGATCCTTGGCACCTTTCAGTCTATGCTGACTAACTTCAGGTATGTGCGTCCCATCTGGAAGAAGAACGCAGAAGAAGAAAGGCTGCTCGGTGTCAGCATGACGGGAGTATTTGATTGCCCTATTGTCCTTAATGCCTCTCCGGAACAATTAGAAAAGTGGAGAGACCTAGCCGTAAAAACAAACGAAAAGTGGGCTAAAAAACTGGGCATAAATCCGTCTGCGGCCATCACTTGCATCAAGCCGTCAGGCACTGTCTCCCAACTCACTGCCGTGGGTGGGTCGGGCTTGCATCCTTCGTACTCGAAGTGGTACATCAGAAGGATCAGACAAGACAAAAAAGACCCACTGAATCAGGCCATCATAGATGCAGGGGTTCCATTCGAGGAAGACCCATACAATAAAGAGGCTATAGTTTTCTCTTTCCCAATGGGGGCTCCGGGCAAGTCCAGAACTAGGAATGATGTGACTGCGATAGAACACCTTGAAATCTGGAAACGGTTTGCGTTATACTGGTGCGAGCACAAGCCTAGTGTTACAATCTATGTAGGTGAAGACGAGTGGATGGAGGTTGGCGCATGGTGCTACAAGAATTTCGATATACTGAGCGGCGTCAGTTTTCTGCCAAGGGCGGATGATAGCCACTCGTATGAAGTCGCTCCTTATGAAGAGATAACTAGAGAAGAGTTCTCTAAGGCCAAAAAGATTTCAAAGATCGACTGGGACTCAATCGAGGAGCACGAAGATAATACAACCAGTAGTCAGGAACTCGCATGTTCCGGGGACAAGTGTGAAATACTATGATTCCAGAAGAAAGTAGATGGGAATGCATGGACTGCAATCATATCTTTTATGGTGTAGATGTAGCGTATTGTGATGAATGTGGTAGTTACGATATAGAGGAGGCAGAAGACGATGAAACTCATGATCATTCCTGATCCAC